TGACAGTAATAACAAAAAACGCAAATACTGCGGACGTGAATGCTATATTCGCAGCCGCTACGGGGAGGGATTGCCATGAATAAACAGCAATTTCAGCGTGAGTTAGATTATGGCGCGGCAGTGTCCACATTGCCACATCAATGCTCCGTGCCGCCTGATAACCCCAAATGAGTTTTGCATACTCAGAGCAGCGCTCATTAAAAAACACTGTCCGGTTATCAGCTCGCTGCAGGAAAATGCCCCCGGCAATTTACCCCGCAACAAGTGATTTGCTCCAAAAGGTAGTCAAAAAAGACTGCCCCATGGGACAAGCACATAAAAAAAGGAAAGGAGGAACATAACACTTTAAGTAATTCGTTTTGATTCAGCAAAACACACAGGGCCGCGATGCGCACAAATTTTCGAGCATCGCGGCAATCTCCTTCGGAGCCGATGCTGTACGTATTGCGCGCCATTTCGAAGGAGGCGCATCAAATTGTTTTCAAGCAGATTTGGCATTGAGATCGAGTTTACCGGAATTACCAGAACCCGCTCAGCGGAGATTGCAGCCGAGTATCTTGGCGGCAGCATTAGCACAACCGGCGATTATTACGGCACACACCATATTTCCGCTCCTGACGGGCGGATCTGGAAGTTCGTGAGCGACGGCAGTATTACCTGCCAGCGCAAAGAAAACCGGCAAATTGTATCTGCCGGGAACGACTACAGCGTAGAGCTGGTTAGCCCCATCCTAACCTATTACGAGGATATCAAAGCGGTACAGGAACTGGTACGGCGGCTTCGCAAAATGGGCGGTTTTACTAACAAGTCCTGCGGAATACATATCCACCTCGACGGTTCTAATCATACGCCGAGGAGCATCCGCAACTTTGTAAATATCATCGCCAGTAAAAACGATCTGTTCTATAAGGCATTACAAATTGAGCCGGAACGGATACGCTACTGCAAAAAGATTGACGCATACTTAGTCGAAAAAATGAACCGGGTTAAGCCCAGTAGCTTTTCGCAGATTGAGTCCATCTGGTATGAAGGCTACAGCGATAGCCGTTCCCGCCATTATCACGACAGCCGTTACCACTTTCTTAATCTCCACAGCTTTTTTACCGACAACCGAACTATTGAGCTTCGCGGTTTCAATTCGGAGCTGCACGCCGGAAAAATCCGGGCCTATATCGTGCTGGCTCTGGCTCTCAATCATCAGGCACTGACACAAAAGAGTGCCAGCAGCCGGAAAGTGCAGTCGGAAAACGAAAAATTCGCCATGAGAGTGTACCTTAACCGGATCGGCTTCATCGGCGACGAGTTTAAAAACTGTCGTCAACATCTGTACCAGCACCTTGACGGCAATGCGGCATGGCGGTACCGGACGGTAACCCGTTCGAGAAACCATTAAGGGAGGCGATTAAAATGAGCAAAACAAAAAGAAGGCTTTATATAGCCTATGGATCCAATCTTAATTTAGAACAAATGTCTCAGCGCTGCCCCACAGCACGGGCTGTCGGGACATCAGTTTTGAAGGATTGGCGATTGCTCTTTCGAGGCCAACGCACAAGTGCCGTGGCAACCGTGGAACGCTTTTGTGGCGGCAGCGTACCTGTCATGGTATGGCAGCTTCAGCCACAGGACGAAGCTGCGCTTGACCGTTACGAGGGCTGGCCGTGCCTGTATCGTAAGGAGACACTGTGGATCAGGCTGAACGGAAAAACCGTGGAAGCCATGATTTATATCATGAATGAGGTTCGACCTTATGGCCTGCCTAGCCCCTACTACTTCAACACCATCCGCGAGGGTTATATAAGTACGGGCTTCGATATCGGCATTCTGCGTAAAGCCGCCATCGATTCCTTAACAGTAGCCGATAAGAGTGAAAATATATAAACACTCTGATCGAAACATAAATTACAGCACTCCATGATGTCTCTGGCAAATCAACGCCAAAGCAGACTTGCTTTCATGAAGCCATTGAGTGATAGATGTTGTTTAACGAAAGGAGGAAAATTATATGAATTCAGTAGTAAAAGAGCAGATATTAGCTGTCCGAGATACCGGCGAGACTAACATGTTTGATGTGAACAAGGTCATGCAAATCGCACTTAGAAAAGGCTTTCATGAGTTGGTTATATTTCTGGCTGAACACAGAGCCGAATACGCCCGTTTCATCTTAACCGGAAAGACCGATTAAGCCAGCTAATGAGAAAGGAGCGATTACAGTGGATGTAAAGTTTAACGTAACCGGTTCCGAACGCAAGGCGCTTGTCGGAGCCATCAGCGAAATATTGGCACGGGAGATCAGCTACAAGGGTGCGCCCACCTTCGCCTATACGGTGAACAATTATCTCATCGATAAGAACGGAACCTTATCCTGCCCGGACGATAATAACCGTGAGGAGGTCAAAATGTTGCTTGACGCGCTTAAAGAGCGCGGATATATACCGGAAGCTGTCGAAAGAGAGGATTCGAGAGATACCGACAAGCTGAGCATTCAAATGCAAAAGGCAGATTTTACTGAGGAAGCTATTGAAAACCTTAAGAAAATCATTGCCAGCAAGGAAACGCTTATCAAAAAAGCGCTTGGTGCAGACAGCCTGCCTGTTGACATCATCGGCGATACGATAAATTTTCCGTGGTTCACCTTAAATGGTGTTGTTGGCGAATCCGACGCTTACGCCCGCTTTGTCGTTTCCCTCTGCCAGATGGCGAAAACCCAAAAGCGCATCACAGCCAAAGAAAAAGAATTGGAAAGCGATAAGTTCACCATGCGGTTGTTCTTAATCCGCTTGGGTTTCGTCGGGCCGGAATTCAAAACGGCGCGTACTATCCTGCTGAAAAATCTCACTGGTAATGGCAGCTTCAAAAATGGACAGCGTCCAAATAAGACTGTTATTGCAAAAAACAGCGAAGCGAACGTATCAGCAGAAAATCTATTTAACACACAAACCCAAAACAATGAATGAGGAGGTAGTTCGTTATGAAAAATATCAACAACTTCCCGACTAAAGCAACTGTTGAGCGGATACGCGTAGCGTATCCCTCCGGTTGCCGTGTGGAGCTCGTCTCCATAGACGATCCATTTACGAATCTAAAACCCGGTGAACGGGGAACTGTTCGCTGCGTAGATTCCATCGGCACGGTTTTCGTAGACTGGGACTGCGGTTCCGGTCTTGGCATCGCCCACGGCGTCGACCATATCAAGAAACTGTAGACCGTTGAAAAAAGGGGGTTCTGAAGCAGAACCCCCTTGCTTTATCCAGTCGAAAGAGTGATAGATGTTATGACCCAAAAATATAGGTGGAGATAACAACATGCGAGGTAACTTACTATGCGAAAAATAACGACAATTAAACGGACAACACTGCAGTCGGTACAGCGTAAGCGCGTGGCAGCCTATGTCCGCGTATCTTCCGGCAAAGACGCCATGCTGCACTCCCTTTCCGCACAGATCAGTTATTACAACAGTTATATTGGAAAACGTGGTGATTGGGAATTTTCCGGCATCTATACCGATGAGGCCATCACCGGCACAAAAGATACACGCCCTGAATTTCAGCGACTGCTTGAAGATTGCCGCAGCAAAAAAATCGACATGGTCATCACCAAGTCCATAACCCGTTTTGCCCGCAATACAGTGACACTTCTTCAAACTGTCCGGGAATTGAAGCTGCTAGGGATTGATGTCTATTTTGAAAAAGAAAACATCCATTCGCTCAGCACTGACGGAGAGTTCATGCTCACAATCCTGGCTTCCTATGCACAGGAAGAAAGCCGTTCGGTCAGCGAAAACCAAAAGTGGCGGATTCGTAAAATGTTTGCAGAGGGGCGTCCGAACACCGGCAATATGCTCGGCTACCGGCTCTTCGACGGCAAGCTGTACATTATCCCGGAGGAAGCTGAAATCGTGAAAGCTATATTCGACGATTACCTTTCCGGCATGGGGCCTAATGCCATCATGAAAAAGCTGAGCGAGGCTGGCATACCCCCAAGGCGCGGTGCAGCATGGTACGAAAGCGCAATTCATAAAATCCTACGAAATGAAAAATATTCAGGCGACATGTTGTTGCAAAAAACTTTTACCCTAGATCATCTGAGCAAGAAAAAGAAGATTAACCGAGGTGAGCTGCCCATGTATCAGGTAATCGACAGCCACGAAGCGATCATCGACAAAGTAACTTTTGCTAAAGTGCAGTTCGAGATTGAGCGTCGGGCGGCAAAATTTTGTTATAAACCCCAGCCGAAAAAGCAGTATCTATTTACCGGCTTAATCTGTTGTGGCCAGTGCGGCAAGCATTACCTCCGAAAACAGGCAAACGCCGGAAGTAAATATATGAAACCAATTTGGATATGCGCAACCTTTAACTTCCGTGGCAAAAATATTTGCCCGTCGCAACAGATTCCCGAAAGTATTTTACTTGAGAAAACGGCAGAAGTCCTTGGAACAACCGAGCTGGACATGGAGCTGCTGAAAAAGAGCATTTCAAAAATACGGATACCAGAACACAACCGAATTGAGTATATCTTTATGGATGGCCGAAGTGTTGAAGTGATGTGGAAAAACCCGTCCCGTCGCGAAAGCTGGGATGAATCCATGCGCCAAGCTGCACGAGAGCGCAAGTTATCAATTGACGAAAGGAGGCATAAGTAACATCATGCAGGATACAAGCAGAAAAATAAACGTTATTCAATCACGTGTCAATCTTCCCTTTATATCATCCGGCTCTGAATACCGAAAAAAGCGCGTTGCAGCCTATGCTCGCGTATCAACCGATTCGGATGAGCAGCTTTCCAGCTATGAAGCACAGGTAGATTTTTACACACGACATATTAATAACAACTCTGAGTGGGAATTTGTCTTTGTCTACACCGATGAAGGCATTAGTGGTACAAATATGAAAAAGCGTGACGGCTTTAACCGTATGATCGCTGATGCGCTGGATGGGAAAATCGACCTGATTCTCACTAAATCCATCAGCCGCTTTGCCCGTAATACCGTGGACAGCCTTGTTACTGTCCGCAAGTTGAAGGAAAAAGGCGTCGAGATTTACTTCGAGAAAGAGAACATTTATACGCTGGACGCCAAGGGCGAAGTACTCATTACCATTATGAGCTCGCTCGCCCAGGAGGAAAGCCGCTCCATCAGCGAGAATGTCACCTGGGGCAAAAAGAAAAGCATGGAAGATGGCAAAATCTCACTCCCCTACAAACACTTCTTAGGCTACGAGAAAGGCGAAAACGACCTCCCAAAAATCGTGGAGGAAGAAGCTAAAATAGTTCGGCAGATCTACG